ATGGTTGGCAGAGACGGATGACAAAACTTTCCAGATCAATCCGCAAGCTCTAAAGTATTTGCACTCAGACAAAAATCCGCATGGAGCTATGAGGGGTCCAACTAAACAGGTTCTTCCTCACAAGCAATTGTATGATCTATTCCCTTCAATTGGAGAAGACAAAACTTCTATTGTAAAAGAGACTGAAGCAAAGAAGTATTTTGGTGATAATGATACACTTGGTTCTTATAGTTCTTCCACCAATGCCCTCCGTCTCAAAGAGACAGCGGATAGAAAAGTGGCCCTACATGAACTTCAACATGCTGTAGATAGTCTACAGGGAGAAGACGCAGGTGCTAGTCCTCGTAAGGTGTACCACGACTTAAGTTCTATGTATGATAATCTTAGGTTAGATGATAAATACTACCTAAGTATGTTATCAGAGACAGAGGCCTCAAAGACAGCACTATCTGATCTTTATAAATTGGCTAATGATGAAGCTCCCAAAGGGTGGGGATCTACCGCTAATGTGTACTCTGAGGAAGCTATTCAATCTGCAATTGAGGACGCTGAGTTAGACCTACTTATAAATCAAAGAGGGATGACCTCTTACGAGAAACTTAATCCAAACCTAGCTAAGTCGCTAAAAGATTTGTACTCAGTAACTCAAGTAGCACGTCCGTCCGCAGAAAATTCTTTTTACGTATATGTAAGAAATGCTGGAGAGGATTTAGCCAATTTAACTATGGAACGTGCAGACCTTGATGCATATGAAAGATTAATGAAAGACCCTTGGAAAGAAAGCCGTGGTAAAACGTGGACCCAAAGGGAATTGACTAACGCATTAAGTAACGTGCAGACAGAACTGGATCGGGCACGAACTGGGTCATCTTACAGAGATGAACTATTAAATCTACCCTATGGAGAAGAATATGATTGATGCGGTAAGCGGGAATGAAGTTCCACCGGGTAGTCTCCCGCAAGAAGTTAGAGACGATGTAGACGCCAAGCTTAGTGAAGGTGAATACGTTCTCCCTGCTGATGTTGTTCGTTACTTTGGACTAGACTATATTGAAAAGCTAGTTAATAAAGCTAAACAAGGTATGGAGGAGTTTCAGGCTCAGGGCCGTATTGGTGGTAAGACTGATGAAGAACTTCCGTTCTCGCCAGAAGAACTACAAGCCCATGAAGCAGAGATGGCCTCTGGAGCGCCTGAGATGGCCGTAGGAGGGCTTGTTCCTGCTGCGGGGGGTGTTACCGATGAAACTAACAAAGGGCCTGTAGACCCCTCTACAGGGCTTCCTTGGTGGATGCTACAACAACAGCAACAACAGAAGGCTATGGGAGCTCCACAAGTTCAGTCGTCTTCTAGTGACAATGGTCCTCATAAAGACCCCACAGGCATTGCTGGTTCTGTGGACAAGTGGACAGCAAAAGATTTTACCACATATGCTAAGACGCAAGGAAATCTTGCTAACAAAGCTGTTGAAACGGGTATTTCTGCGATGATCCCACTTGGTGGTCTAGCTCTACAAGCTCGTTATAAATATTTGAATAAGGCAGTTCCTACACAATTGGAAGCAATGATTGCCTCTGGTAAGGACTCCACAGGAAAACCCTTGACACCTCAAGAGGTGGCTGACCTGAAAGCTGCAAAAGACAGCTTAGCAGCAAAGGGTGATTATACTCCCGGAGTTAAGGGAGTTGTAGCTAAGACAGGATTTGGACAGGGGCTTAAAAACTTATTCTCTGGTAAAAAAGAGACTGAGAAAACTCCTACGTCAAAACCCACTAGTAAGTCCACTTCCACTAAATCGACAACGACACAAAAGAGTGCACCTGCTAAGACAACAACAAAGACCACGACCAAATCTCAAGCTGCTAAAGCTGGGTTTAATTCTGGTGGTCTAATTACTCGTCGATAACAATTTATGGCCCCCCACTAAAATAGTGGCCCCAGAGGAAAATTTATGGAATATATTGCACCCCGTTCAGTTAGCCGTCTTGAAGCAGAACTTGCAGAGCTTGAAAAAGAAGTGCAAGGTGGTGAACAAGAGGTTGAAGAAGAGGAAGAGGAGATTGAGCAGGAAGTTGAAACAGCTCCTGTATCAAAAGAGGAAGAGACATGGAAGAAGCGTCATGGTGATCTTCGTCGTCTCACTCAAAAGAAAGATCAGGAACTAAAAGATGCCCTTGCTCGTATTAAAGCGCTAGAGGCAGCTAAGAGTTCTCCTGACCTACCTTCCGTCGAGGAAGCAGAGCAATGGGCAAAAGACAATCCCAAGGCTGCTGCTATTATTCGTGCCTTGGCTAACGAACAGGTCTCTCCTAATAACGAAGAGGTTTCGGCCATTCGTCAAGAGTTGGAGATGAGTAAACAAAAACTCCGTATTGAGAAAGTCCACCCGGATTTTGAACAAATTACGGATAGTGATGAGTTTCACAGTTGGGCTGAAAGTCAGACCAAATCTGTGCAAAACCTTATCTACGATGGTGATGCAGATGATGTCATCTGGGCGGTGAGCTTGTACAAAAAAGAGAAAAATACAAGCAAAGCCAACCCCAGTAAAGACGCTGCTAAAGCTGTCCCAAATAAGGCTCCGTCTGCACCTACAGACACTAACGGTAAAAAACGATTTACCGAGACGCAGGTGCAAAAAATGTCGCTCGCAGAGTATGAAGCAAACGAAGCTGCTATTCAGGAATCTCAACGTTCCGGCACGTTTGTCTACGACCTCTCTGGTGCGGCTCGTTAATTTAGCCGAATGGGATTGCAACCCCCACTCCACCTGAATTAACACAATAACACAAAAGATTACCCAATTCAGTAAGAGCCGAAGGCATGGGCACATGCCCTTCCACCTCCGAAAGAGAGGCCCTTGTGTGTTGGTGGTCGTTAAGTTTCTTGAGGCATGTGCCTCTTTCCATCAACAAAAGGATTATAATTATGGCTTTTCGTTCCGCTGCTGGTCATGGCAGCCTTCCTAACGGCGTCTTTTCGCCGATCATCTACTCCAAAAAAGCCCAGTTGGCTTTCCGTCGTTCTTCGGTTTGCCAAGCAATCACTAACACTGAGTACTTCGGCGAGATTGCCTCGTTTGGTGACTCGGTTAAGGTGATTAAAGAGCCGGAAATCCAAATCCGCCCCTACTCGCGTGGCAAGATCATTGTCCCGCAGGATCTGGTGGACGAAGACTTCACCCTGATTATCGACCAAGCTAATGAATTTGCCTTCCAACTGGAAGACATTGAGCAGGCTCATTCGCACATTAACTGGATGTCGCTGGCAACAGACCGCGCCGGTTTCCGTCTGAAAGACCAGTTTGATGCTGAAGTTCTGGGCTATATGGCTGGTTATAAGCAGTCGGTCATCGGTAACCCGGCAGACACTGCCCGTGTTGCTGCTGACATCCCCGGCACGAAGGCTGTCTCGACAGCTGGTGCAGACGAACTTCTGACCTCGAACAAGCTGATTAAAGGTTCGTTCTTGGCTTCGGGTGGTGACAACTCGGTTCCGGTTGCTCCTCGTTATCCGGGTCAACAGACCAAACCGACCGATCTGGTTTCGCCTCTGACGATTCTGGCTCGTATGGCTCGTAACCTCGACCTTCAAAACGTCGATCAAGCTGGCCGTTGGATTGTTATCGATCCGGTGTTTGCTGAAATGCTGAAAGACGAAGACAGCCGTCTGTTTAGCGCTGACTTCTCTGAAAAGGGTGGTCTGCGTAACGGTCAGATTGGTCGTCAGATCCACGGCTTCAATATCTACATGTCGAACTCGCTTCCTCGTGTTGGTACTGGTCCGACCACGGTTGGTACTACTAACCAAAACACTAACTTCGGTGTTCTGGTTGCTGGTCACACCTCGTCGGTTGCCTCGGCTGAGAACATCACTAAAACTGAAAACTTCCGTTCGCAGGAAGCTTTTGCTGATGTGGTTCGTGGTATGCACGTCTATGGCCGTAAAATTCTGCGTCCTGAAGGTCTCGTGACCGTTAAATACAACGTCGCGTAATAGAGAGAAAGGAAGTAGAATATGGCTACTCTTACTAGCGCAAAGCGCAACACTTCTGGTCAACTGGACAATGGTGAAAAGCGGTACGCCCGCGTCATCGACACCATCCTTGACCTTTCGGCAGACGCCACTATGGGCACTGCAACTGACGACATTAGCTTGGCCACTCTGGCTGGTGGCACTATGGTACTGTCTCTGACCGTGCAACAACTTGTTGCTGGTACGGGTACGGGTACTCTGGTGGGTCGTGTTGGTGCTGTGACCCTGACTGGTGTTCTGGCTTCGACAGACGCTGTCGGCACTGTAGCAGCTACCGTTCCGGCGGCTCTGCCCTACACTGTGCCTCTGGCTGGTGCTGAACTGAACGTACTGGGCGCTACGGCTGTCCGTACGACAGGTAAGGTTCGGGTTGTGGCAGTTGTGGTCGAAGGCGATAAGTCGCCCCGTGATCCCTACGTTGTTGCTCGGGACGTAATCTAATCGCTTAGGGGAGGGGGAGAGGAAAGAGATTTTCTCCTCTCCTCCCCTTTTTCACATGAGGGGCACCAGTTTTGAGCTACAATTTTTTATCCTTAGTCAATGACGTAAATCAACGTCTTAACGAGGTGCCATTAACCTCGTCGAATTTCGCTGGCGCAACTGGCTACTACGCCGATGCAAAAGGTTATGTCAACTCCGCTATTAATCGTATTAATCGTGAAGAGTTTGAGTGGCCTTTTAATCATGTCACAAAAACACAGACACTTGTAGTAGATCAGGTCAGATATCCATACGAAAGTGATGCCAAAAGTGTTGCTTTTGATACATTTAGGTTAAAGGGCACAGAGGCCCTTAATGTCAATTCCAGACACCTTAAGACTATTGATTACGAAGAAGTCTTACAGAAATACACAGACTACGAGT